CAGGTAGCCGGTCACGCCGTCGACGACGAAGTCTCGATACGGTTCGACGTCCGAGGCGATGACCGGGATGCCCAGCGCGGCATATTCCAATGCCTTGATGTAGGACTTGGACCGCGCGAACACGCTCGGTTTCAGCGGGGCCAGGCCGATGTCGAAATCGATCAGCCGGTAGTAGTCGGTGGTCGTCGGGCACCACGGGGTGTGCCGTATCGGCCGACGGATCACGCTGGTGAAGTCGGGGCCAATGAAGTGCACGTCGACGTCGCGGTGCCGGTCGATGGTTTTGCGTAGCCCGTAGGCGCACTCGCCGAGGTCGTACAGATGCGACGCCCCGCCGGCCCAGCCGATGGTCACCTTGTCGCGGCGCGGACGCTCAATGCTCAGCAGTGATTCGTCGATGCGGTTCTTCAGCACCACCACGTTGGGGTTGTAGGTGCGCATCCGTTCGGCCAGTGGTTCGGTGGACACTGTGACCAGGGATGCGACCTGCATGCAGTGCGCGATGCTGTCCTGTGCTTCCGGGCGGCCGTAGGCGAAGGCGACCGGGTTGTGTGTTTCGATCTCAAACGGGTCGTCGTCGAGTTCGTAGACCAGGCGGGAATGCTTGGCCAGGTTGCGCCACCACTGATGGATGGTGACCGGGTCGCTGTGGCCGCCGATCAGCTGACCGACGATGACGTCGGCGCCCTCCGCGGACTGGTCGGACTTCGCGCCACACCAGGACGTCTCATGCCCGTGGCGTCCGAGTTCGTCCAGCGGGAGCCGGATCCGGTAGTAGCCGCCGCCCTCAAACTGTCGGGCGAAGCCTTTGACCTTCAACGCTATTCGGCGGTGTGCTTCGCAGTGGTGCGACGACGCCGGGGTGTGTCGTGCGCCGGTTCGGCGCGATCCTCGCCCTTGGGGGCGACGGCGCGTTCCTCGTCGGTCACGGCGACCGGTTCGGCGTAACGCAGCTGGCAGTAACGGGCGCCCACCTCGTCGGGTACATCAATGATGTCGCCGGGGTTCACACCTTCGCGGCCGTGGAATGTGCCGGAGATCTGGATCTTCATACGCAGACGCATGATTGGGCTCCTGAATGGGTGGTGGTGGGCTGATTTTCGGGTCTCCCCGACGCGCGGACGCAGGATCACTGACACCGCGCGCCGGGGAAATCCTGATGGCCTACTTACGACGCGGCGGTCGAATAGGTCTTGACGGAGCTGGTGTCGGCCAGCTGACCGTCGGTGCGGTACAGCGCGCGGAACGACACCAGATCGGTGCCGAATGCGTACTCGTCGGACCGCTCAAACCGCAGCGGCGTGACGTCGCGGATGAAGTAGCCCTTGAAGTCGCCGAACGCGATGACCGGCTTGGATGCCGCGGTGATCTGCGGCATGTTCGGATCCGGGAACACCGGACGGCCCAGAATGGTGTCCGGCTGGCCGGCGACCAGAGCGGGTTGCCACAGGTACTGACCGGTGGTGTCCTTGAGCTTGCGAACGACCTTGACGGTCTGGTCATGCAGAACCCACGACGCCCGCGGACGGTACTGGGGAACGATGCTGTGGTACAGCTCCACCAGCACGTCGCCACCGATATAGGAACCGCTGGTAGGCAGACCAACGAGCGAACCGGTGCCGGTGGCGGCTTGGACGGCCACAGTGGCCGCGCCGGTGAACCCGGTCGGCTGCGTGGTGCCGGTGCCGGCCACATAGGCGGTGTCGGCGGCGATGCCGATCAGCATGCCGGCCTCGGATGCGACGAAACCGGCCACATCGAAGCCCTCGTCGTTGAGCAGTTCATGGCTGATCTGCACCAGGACGCCGAGCTTGTAGGCGCCGAGGGTGACAGCGGACAGCGTCGGATCGGACGCACTGATGGCGCCACCCTCCGCGGTCCACTTCGCGGTGCCGTAGGCGGTCGAGCGCGGCACGGCGAGCGGCTCGCCCGAGCTGGTGGAGAACACCGTCGGGTTGGCCTGCCGGATGGTGCTGGTGTCGATCAGGTAGCGGTAGAGCTGACCGACGAACGAGGTCGGCAGCGGCACGTTGCTGTCGAGCAGGCTGCGCTGCTCCACCGTGCTGGTCGGCCAGTTGACGTTGAAGCCGGTGCCGGGGCTGGACTTGGCCAGCTTGCGCAGCTCGGCGCCGTAGTCGATGGCCGGGGCGGCGTTCGGGGCGATGCGGGGATCGACCTTGCGGGACTCGAGTTCCTCCATCGCGGCGGCGGCGTCCTTGTCGCGCTGCTCACCCTTGAGGATGCTGGAGATTCGCTCGTCGAGCTTGGTGAGTTCGGCGTTGGCCTCATCCCACTGACGCTCTTCCTCGCCGGTCATGGACCGCTTCTCTTCGGCAGCAGCTTCGGCGACAGCCTTGGCCTGCTCCCAGGTGCTGAGTCGCTGCTCGCGCAGCTTGTTAACCAATGCGCTCATTGCGCACGTCCTTTCGGGGGAATGGTTTTGTATTCGGGGTGTGTTTCGAGGTGGTCGCGGCCTGCCTCGGGTGGTTGTGCGCCACGCGCACGGTGCAGATCGGGGTCGGTGGATGGTAAAGTCCTGCCGATCACCCGTTCTGGCGTTGGGCTGAAATCTGTTAGGCGACGATGGGATCGTCGGCGCGGCGGCCGAGGATTTCCATCAGCGCCGCCGGTCCGAACTTGCCGCTGTAACGGCTCTCGGACTCGGTGGCTTCCGGCTCCACGGTCGGCTCGTCATCATCCGACTCGGACTCGGCCGGCTCGGTGATCGGTTCCAGATCGGGAATGATCAGGCCGCTGCGGTTGTCGGTGCGGATGAAGAAGCTGCGCAACTCGTCGCGCTGGGCGCGCTCAATGACGTCCTCGATCGGGACGTCCATGTGGCGGGCCAGTGACCGCAGGCCGGGGGTGGCCAGTGACCGGACGCCGACGGTGGCATCCGGGTAGGCGGGGTTGGTCACCGGGGCGACATCAATCAGCCGCGCCGACAACAGCATCCGCACCGGGTAACCGGAATCGTCGTGCGACCAGTCATCCTCATAGGCCTGAAACGCGAACGAGCTGTGCGCGATGTCGCCGCGCTCGGTCATCTCATAGACGTCGTTGCGGCACTGTGGGACGTCCACCTCGTACTGCAGGCCGTTGCCGTCGATGCTCAGACGGCACGTTCCGGCGCGGGTGGTGCCGAGCAGCAGATCGTCGCTGTGGTTGAACCGGCAGATCACACCGGGGAAGCCGTCGGCGCGGGACTTGTTAAACGTCTTGGGGTCCAGCACTTCATGGAAGCCGCCGAGGTTGACGCTGCGCTTACCGAACACCGCGGCATAACCGCCGATGGTGCGGGTGTCGCGGCTGCGGACCTCGACGCGCGATCCTTTGGTCTCGAAGCCGCGGAAGTTGCTAACATACAGCATCTCCACATCCGGCGGTGCGTTTCTGAATTCGGGCGCCGACTCCAGCGGGGCGTCTGCCGGCATGTCGTTAGGGGTTGCCTTCCTTGGCTCCCAAGGCGCTTCGGACATGGCATCTCTCCTTGGCATGTTGTCAGTTCTCCAGTGACGCGCGCAGCATCCATGAATGCTTGCGGTGCTGGTCTTGGCGGTCGGCCATGAAGTTGGATAGGCCGTGTTCGTGGTACTGCTCGGCGAGGTCGAACACGGCGGCGAACAGGTCGGCCAGTGCGTCGCTGTCGGCCAGCAGTGTGCGGTAGATGTCTTCCACCGGGACGGTGTCGGATGGCCAGTCCTCAATGATGGTCAGGTCGTCCATCTTCTCCAGGCCCGACGGGACAAAACACTGGCACCTGCGCAGGTTTTCGGCGAAGTCGTCAATGGATTTGCCTACTTCTTTGTAAATCCGATTGAACAGCAGGTGATCCTGGTAGAACAGGCGGCCTTGGACGTTCCAGTGGGCGTTCTGTGTTTTGATCAGGAACGCATACTCGCTGGCGAACGCGGTGCGCAGCGCGGAGAACAGTTCGGCGGTGTCCAATGTGTCAATCCCTCTTGTCAATTCGGCACGCCGATGACGCCGTGACCGTTGACGGCGCGGATTACATTCAGCAGCGACCGCTGCTGGCCGTCGTCTTCGGCTGCGTCGTCGGTTTCGCCGGCGTCGGTGGGCTCGGGCGTGATTTCACCGTCGGAGGCCTGCGCAGTCGCCGTCGCGGCGGCGGCGGGCCGATACGGCGGCACCAGCTCTGATGCCAATCCGCCGATCGGTGGAAGGTCATTGCTGCGCCGCACCTCGTCCTGCGACTTCCACGGCGGCGGCTGATAACCCAGGCTCATCTGATCGACCTGCGCCTTGGTGACCTGATCCATCCGCAGCAGCTCGTCGGTGACGAACTTGACGAACGTCCCGCGCGGGAACAGATTCGACAGGACCGCCTCGAGGCGCACCAGCCACGGTCGCAGCGAGAACGTCAGGAAGTTCAGCGCGTTCATGCTGACCGTGTTGTAGGTCAGGGATCCGCCCGTCTGGCCGCCCAGCATCTCCGCGGGCAGCCCGTAGATCACGGCCAAGTGGTTGGCGGTCAGTTGCGCGGTCTCGACGAAACGCGCCTCGGACGGATTGACGCCGATCGGGGTGTACTCCCAGTCCGAGCCGAGTACCAGGGGCTTGCGTTGCTGCAGCCTCGAGGTGATCCGCGCGGTCATAATGTCGGCGTCTTCTTTGGAGATCTTCTGCGTGCTGTTCTTCAGCGTCCCCGGAGGAACGCCGCCGTTGAGGAACCATGCCGAGGCGTAATCCTGCGCACCCAGGCCGACATTGGCGATCGTCTGGTACGCGCCGATCGGCGACAGGCCGCGCACCTTGTACGGCAGTGCAAACCACGGGATGTGCACGATGTCGGTGCGGTCGATCTGCCGGCCGCGCCAGTACCACAGCGGGTTCATGTAGCTTCCCGGCCCGGTGGAATCACCGGCGGATCCCGAGGTGTCATACGGCGACTGTCCGGCGCTGCCGTCCATGCACGTCACCTGATCGGGGTTGAGCCATTCGACCATCGTCGGGAAGCCGTAGTAGTTGCGCTGCGTCACATAGCCGACGGCGTCGCCCCATAGGCACATGGAGTGCACGGCGCGCTGCAGCCAGTCGAACAGGGTGCCGTTGACCGACGGGTTGACGAACAGCGACGGCGTCGACATTTTCGTCCACACGTCGTCGTTGTCCACGGTGTACAGCGCCGGGGTCAGCGAGGCGATGTTGTCGCCGAGCACGCGCGCGGCACCGAATACCGGCACCAGTGATAGGGCGCGCTCCACGCCGACGGAGACATACGGCGGCGGGCCGCCGGTGTCCCAAGGCCAGCCGGTAAATGATCGCTGCTCGCCGGTCAGGCGCGATAGCAAGTTCATTCGGCTTCTTTCCCGCCACGTTCAGACAGCAATGCCACGCCGGCGCCGGTCACGCCGAGCGCCAACAGGATGCCGCCGGTGATCAGCGCCCACGCCAAACCGGCGATGATCGCCACACCGGCGACAATCAGACCGAATCCGGCGAAGACGCCCACGGCGACACCGAGGCATACTGCCTGTAGTGCGGTCACCAGCGACTAGATGATGTAGCTGTCGGCAGTCGGTGGGCCGTCGGGGAACTGCACCGGGCGCGGTAGGAATGCGTCGTCAGCCGTCAGTTGCGGCGGCTGCACATCCGAGCACATGGTCACCGTCAGCGCCACTTCGGGATCGGGTGCGGTCACAGCGACGTCGCATCCCCGAGACCGGCCTCGATCACGTCGAAGGCTGCGGTGGTGGGTGCCGGCGCGTTGGTCGACGGCAGGCTGGTCGGGGCGACGTAAGGATCCTGATCGACCACCGCGAGATGCGGTGTCGGGGCCGGGTATCCGCCGGGAACGGCATCGCCTCCGGGTGTGGGCACAGTGATGGCCATTGTTCTCCCTTTCTCGGAGTTAGAGGTGATCCCGTTCTCTACCAGACAGAATCAAGAACGGAATATGAGTGATCCAGCAGTCCCCACCGGTAGAACGCTGCCGAGCAGGCCACCAACGGGGAAATGTCGACGGTCTGATCGCGGCGGTCCCATGTTTCGGTTTCGCCGGTGTAGCGGGTGCGCGCATGCGCCAGTGCGGTGTCCAGCTCGCCTTGGCCGACGTGTGCGATCGTCTTGGACTTCACGGCTTCCTGAAACGCCGCGCAGGCCGCGCCCATGTCCTGCGCGCTGAGCTTGACGAACTCCACGCCGGCCTTGATGAGATCGGGTTGCAGAGCCTTGGCCTGTCCGGTGGTGACCAGGCCGACATCGGCGACATCGCGGGACTCCACCA